ACCACACCGGCCTCACAGAATACTGCAAGGCTCATATTGTGTCTACGGACAAAACAGCAAAATATTTAGGCATTTTTGTCCGTGACTTTGTGTTAATATTGTGTTGTGCGGTCATCGTGCCAACAAAACAGCACCTTGCACCCGTCAGCAAGCGGATTCCCGCCAAACCCCGTTGATCTTTGATCCGGTTGATCGCACCTCTTTTCACCTGTTGACACGCCTGCCACACTCGCCTACACTCGCCTTTCCTTTTACACACCTTGACGGGATAACTTATGGAAACTATTGAGTTTTGGAAGTCCTTTGCCAAATGCAGAGGCAAGTTCGTCACACCTGAGAAAGACCAAGTCAACAAGCACACCAAGCAGAAATACTGGTCTGTAGCGGTGCTGAACGATGCAGCGCGGGACTGCTTCGGCGATGAGATCGTGTATTACTTCACCGATGTCAACGCTGAGGATCAGGTAGGCTGCACCATCACGCTGATCCATCTGAAGAGCGGTCAGTCACACTCTCAGCTTACGCTAGTCGATAAGGTTAAGAAGACTGAGCAAGGCTGCGGCACTGGCTACACCTACGCCAAGCGCTACTGCCTGATGGGCCTGTTCGCTCTCGGTGATCCAGAGAACGACAATGACGCGCAGCACGAAGAGGAGCCCGCTGAGACCGACAAGATAGACAGCATCAAGGCTGACTGCGAGAAGGCTGGCATGAATTTGGAGACCTGCCTGCGGTCTGTAAAGGCTAGCAACTGGAATCTTAGCGACAATCAGATAGCCCAGCTTAGGAAGATTCTCAAAGAGCGCGAGCAGGTATCTCAGCAGGATTCGTTCCTATGAGACACTTCTACCACGAACAAGGCTCTGAAGAATGGTTGAGAAGCAGATGCGGCTTTATCACCGCATCCAACTTCTCAAAGCTCGTAACGACTCAAGGGACAAAGTCTAAACAAGCTGAAACCTATCTTAACGCTGTGATTGCTGAGCGTGAAGTGCCGATACCAATTGACACCTACAAAAGCGCTGCAATGCAGGAAGGCAACGATCTCGAAGATCAGGCCCGCTCTACCTTTGAGCTGCTGCACGATGTCAGCATCAAGCAGGTTGGCTTGGTAGCTCTGGACGATCACGATGTTGGATGCTCGCCAGACGGCCTGTGGGCCGATACAGGCATCGAAATCAAATGCCCACAGCGGAGTACGCATATAGGCTACAGACGCTCTGGCAAGCTCCCGAGCGCTTATTTCCAGCAGGTGCAAGGCACTATGTGGATTATGGAGCTGGATCACTACTGGTTCTTTTCATTTAGGCCAGAGCATAAACCTTTCATCATCAAGGTAGAACGTGACGATGAATGGATAGACAAAGCGTCCAAATTAATTATTGAGGCGGCAGAAATAGTAAAAGTAGAAACAAGGAGACTTATCAATGAATAGCCCATTTCAGACACTTCTGAGCCTGAACAAGTCAACCTACAAGGATGACCAATACTACGCTTCGATTAAGCCAGAGACCGTCAAGGCTCTTGCAGAGGCGCTCAACGCAGGTCAGGTCAAACTAAACAAGAACGGCAATGTTGCCATCAGCGGCTTCCTAAACACGCCTGAAGACGGCGGTGAGCGTTACATCTCACTGAAATGGGTAAGAGAGGCCAGCCAGAAGCCCGATGACGTTCCACGTGAAACACCTGTAGATAACACGGATGTGCCATTCTAATGAAGATCGTAGAGTTTGAGAAAGTTGAGCGCCAGATCAAGAACCAAGCAGTCAGAGCCTTTGTTGATATGGGATATTCGCAGGCCATCGAGTTTGAGGATTACGATGAAATGCGGAGAGCCTACTGGTCAATTAAAGGCTGGCTGCGCGGCAAGGATATTACCTTTGACGTTCAGCAGGTCACCAATGGAGGCTTTCACATCGTGAAGGTGCGTAAGAGTGCCGAGTGAAACTCCCCGAGCAAAGGCTCTACGGTTGCTTCAGCAGCTTGTCAGGATGAAGGCTGCTGATGACAACGGTATGGCTAGGTGCGTGTCGTGCAACAAGCTGGTGCATTACAAGGATGCAGATGGAGGCCATTGGCTACCCAAAGGCGCAAGCAGTCGCTGGGCGCTAGAAGAATGCAATGTGCATCTGCAATGCAAAGGTTGTAATGGCTTCGGCATGAAGCACGGCACAGCATCACAAGCCTATACGCTTCATATGATTGATATGTATGGCAAAGATCATATTGATCACATGATTGCTACAAAGAACCAAGTCCACAAGCTCTACAAGGCTGATTATGAAGACATGATCAAAGACTTCAGGGCGCAAATCAAAGAACAGGAGAAACGACTCAAATGACGGGCGAGTTGTGGATAGTAAATAGCAAAGAGAAGCTAGAAAACGTGAAGCGATTTATCGGCGAGAGCTTCGAGAAAGACCGATATCTGGTCATAACCTGCAAGACCGGGAAACAGCGCAGCATCAAGCAAAACTCCGCTTTGCACCTCTGGTGCGAGCAGATTGCTACTGAGCTGAACGAACGCCATTTGGATGTACGGGTATTGCTAGAGCATCACCCGGAGATTGAATGGAACCGCGAGGCTGTCAAAAGCTACCTATGGAAGCCAGTGCAGAAAGCTATGACAGATGAAGAGTCTACTGCAAAGGTCAACAAGATCGACTACATCAAGGTCTATGAGACTCTAAACAAGTATCTGGGCGAGAAGTTTGGCATCCACGTTCCGTGGCCTGTGCATGATAATCCTGCCGATTGAACCTATCTGGCTGGATATTGCGTACAGCGAGCCCTCTACCCTAAATGATAAAAGCGTTGTAGATGACGTAAAGACTTTAGGGACTATCGGAGAGCTTGCTGTATGCAGCTTCCTCGCTGAGTACGGCACACAGTTTGAATATGTTGATCACCACGATTACGACATCTTACTGCGTAATTGCAGGATTGATGTAAAGAGCAGTCGAGCGCCAACGAAGATCAGTAAGGCCAATAGAGTAGAGAAGGGCCGGGCTCTGGTCAGCGCCTATCTGGAGCATTCTCAAAAGTGCGATATCTACATCTTCACCTGCGTTGATCTCAAGAAAGACTTTGATGTCTCGATAATGGGTTGGATACCGAAGAGCTTATTCTGGGAAACAGATGACGGCGAGCCCTATCAACTTGGTCAAAAAGTAGGCGATACTGTCACAGAGCCAACTGCTAGACTGCTAAAATACAAGTACCTAAACCAATTTGGGTGAATATTATGGAAGGCATAAGTTTTATACTGAAGAACCCAGAGGACTGCGAGGAATGGCTGAAGCGGGCTCCTCACAAGTTCAATAGCCGCGATCTAAACTACATAGCTACGCTGGCTTGGAACCTGTCACACCTAGAAGACTTTGTGTTCGCTGATGAGACTCGAAGCAAAGAGTTCTTCAAGTATATGGAAGAGAGTGACAGATACGGATCAGAGCTGCACTAAGGCTCTGTTGCGGATATGCGCGGCTGCAATGTCAGCCTTGTTCTGTCCGTAATACGGTACGGCGTGGTGAGCCTTGACCATCTCGTCGCAGAGCCATTTGTCACCTACGCAGAAGTCACCTAGATATCTGCCGTACTTACCTTTCTCTCTAGTCTTCAGCAGGATGTGATCGCTGCTCAGGAAGTCTTTGACAAACTTCTTCGATGCTTTACCGTATTTTTTCTCTTCCACATCTCTAGTGCGAGATTCGGGAGCGTCAACGCCGTATAAACGAATACGCTGCTTACGAACAGAAACAGACCAACCCAGATCAACATTGACATCAACAGTATCTCCATCAACGACTCGAACAATTTCGACAACGTAGATATAAGGATCATACATACTCGCCTGACCTGATTATATCAGTAAGCTCTAACGCTCTACCGCCTACCTGCTTGGCCCAGCGGCTGTCCAGAAACTCAACGCTTGCTCTTGCGTAGTCTCCGGTTTCCATCGCAGCTAACGCACGTTTGAAGCCACGAAACCGCGTAGCTCCTAGATTGAAAAAGATGTTTATGATCGCTTCCTGACGCACCTCATCCAGATCACCAAACCACGGATATTCTTTGCTCAGCTCTTTAATGCAGCGCAGGATATCATTTGACAGCAGGTACTCGATCTCATCCATCGACAGACCTATACCGCCGCGAGGATCAATGTTTCTGCCTACGCCTAGCGTGATCTTGCCCAGACAATCTACTGGTGCGCCAGTATCGTCATACGCATGAGTCTCAACACCTTCGTGGCGCTTTAGTTGTTCTATGAGCCTGTCCATCTTATTCATGATTTTTTACTGTTAGAGGAGCCAAAGTAGTAACTGCCGCCCAGTGCAAGCAGCGAGCTTAGCTGGCCCAGCACAAGTGAGATAATTGTCTCATCGTTTTGATCGTGCGGCATTACCGTTACTAACACAATAAACCCGCCATACAGCATTAACGCCAACAGAATAAATATTCGCGGTGTCCAATCATTCGCTTCTCTATTTTTTTTTCTTGCGTCCTGCCTGTCTTCAACCTCAGTCTTGAAAGACTCAAGGTCTATCTCCATCTCTCGGATGCGATTCTTAAACTCAGCGTCAGCCTGTTTCAGTATAACCGCCTTCTCGGGCTCGCGCTCAATCAGGTCTTCTATCTCATTAGCTGTAGCGTCTGGAATGCCTAGTTTAGTAGCTGCCATCTTGACAGCCATACCGCTAAGAGGCCCGCCAGCCGCTGAGGCTATGGTAGGAGCAAGTGACTTAAGTAGACCGCCTAGTTTCATTTGAATAGCAGCACCAGTTGGATTATGAGCCTAAGATCAGCTATCGCTTTTGTCTACGCCTTCGGCGTTTTCCTCCGCGACAATATCGTCTATTGTGTCGCAGACATCAGGCACTACCACGCCAGCCGTAGCAGACAACGCAGACCGGCCAACAGCACGGATGCCTTTGTAAAACTGCGAGCAGTAGATTTCCTTGTTGTCGATTACACCTTGAACAGATGTGCAGCTTGATAAGGTAAACACAAACAATAGACAGATCAGTCTCATCTCATTTTCTCCAGTTGCTTTCGCGCTTCTTCGTTTATAGGCTTTACCTTCTCTTGACCATCAAGATACTCTTTTAGCCTTTTCTTGTAATCGCTCATGCTGTGGTCAGCGACTCTATCTTTTATGCCGCCTCTGTCAGCTATTCTGGTGTGCTTGCTGGGATTTATGTAGTCCGGCCCTGTATTGCTAAAGTATAGCATTGTTTGTGATTTAGACGGCCCGTAGAGTATGCGTGGCACTCTTGCAACACCGTCGCTGCCGTTGACGCAAGATATCTGGTTGTCGAGCTTCATTGGCCTCTTAAAGCCTTTTAGAAACGTATTCGGCTTACCGAATGTAATGAGATTGATGTTGTCGTGCTTGCCATTCATCTTGGCAGCAGACATCTCTGCCAGCGCACCGCCTAGACTGTGGCCTGTGAACATCGTGCGCTTCTTTGGGTCAATGTGCTTCTTTATCTCTTTCCAGATAGAAGCGTGTTGTAGAACGAAACCTGCGTGGCACATCCTACCAGCATACGGAACCGGGATGGCCGTCAGGTCTGTGAGAATGTCGTTTAGCTTCTTTTCCGTACCACGGAACGCAATGACATCAATAGTCTTGCGCTTGATTACAAAAGCTGTTGCTCCTGTGATCTTGTTTTCTATCTTGATAGCGTCCTTGTTCTTGTTGTTGTAAGCCTTCTCTGACCAGCTTGCAGCCATATTTAGTAGAACAGGATCAAGTTTCATTTTTCAGCCTTGTTATCTAGTTTCTTAAATATCGCGCTGAGTGTTTCTTTGATCTCACGGATGTCTTCTCTGTAATCATCCTTCGCAACATACTTTTCTGGTATTAGCTTCAAGTCATCGTTGATTTTATCTAGCGTAGCGAACGCTCTGTTGACCAATACGCCGCCCAAAAACCCGGCGACAGCAACCACAATATTAAATAAAAGTTGGTACTCCATTACTCTACTGCCACGCTCGTTATTGCCATTACTACTATAAATATCACTGCAAATGTACCTAAGATTGCCGCAATATCTATCATCGCGGCCTTGTTTTGCGCTTTTTGCTTGGCCTCCGCGATTCTCATATTCCGTATCCTAGCCCGCTCCTTAATCATATCGTGCCAAAGGTTTGCGTTGCCCGTCCAATAGAACAAATCCTTCAGGTCTCGTTCGAGCTGTTCTGCTTTTTGTTTTTGAAGCGTTATCTCTAATGCTTGGCTTTCTACTGATGACCCGCCAAATAGCTTCTGTATTTTGCTGGGGTTCGTGGCCTGTTGCTCAAGAACGCTTACCTCTTCCCTAGCATCCCAGAACTTACCTAAAGCTCTGGTCATATCGCCCAGTTCGCGGCCCTCATTGACCGCTGTCTTCATAAAGCGGTAGGCAGACGCGCAAACATTCACTGCCGCTATAATCTCTGCCGCCATTAGTAAATCCTTACTCCGTCTTGATTTGGGTCTACCAGAATAGGCTTACAGTACGCGCTCACTTGTGTTGTTGTTGGACTGTTACCTCGCCGTAGGTTATTAGCATACCAGTTGCAATCGTTAAGAGAGCGAAAGCACAAAGCCTGATTACAGGACTCGGACTGCAACTCTCCCGCAATCGTAACAATCAGAATAAAAACGTGAATCACAGGTCATGCTATGAAGGCTCATCAGGCCAAGTTATATTATTTGGAAAACCATCTTGCGTAGGCACATCGCGTAAGGCTTGGCGGTAGGTTGCCCATTCTGCTTTTTTCTCATCGGTCAGAGTCGCGTCTGCTAACTGAGTCCAATCAGAAGCGGCGAGCAATCGGTTGCGATCATTTCTTTTGGCTTGTATCGTTTCCGCGTTTGCAGGTATTTCTGGGATCGCGCCATCCCATTCGACAATATCCTCGCCGTCTGTACCTTCGCCAATAACATCAAATGAGTAGATGCTGCCATTACAAACGTAATGGTCTGCCTCTCTAGTTATAGTGCTAAAAGGGCCGTGGGTGTTAACAGTTACTGTGCCATCCTCATGTTCGACATCTGGCCCGATGTATAATTTAAGCATCAGCCAATCTCCTTAATGTTAATTGAACATAATACTCGTTTGATGGTGTGTCTGTGTTTTGCTCTGCCCAGACATCCCACGCCTGAGCGCAATCTGCCAATGATGTGTTGTTGTAACCGGCGACATACTCCTGCTTAAAACTTGTGCGTCTGGCATCTGTGCTAATTACTTGATTTGCTGTTTTATCAAATACACCTTTTGCAAAACCGCCGCCCTCTTGTCTAGTGATGGTTCTGTATCTCGCGCTCTCCAAAGTAAAGTTTCGACCATTGACTTGGTAAGTGCTACCGCCAAACTCTTTTGCAAACGTATCAGTTCGACCTACTTCAATTTTTTGTCCGTTATCGAATCTGTTGCCATACCAACTGAAAAATATGTTTGCGCTCGCAAACTCTTGTTGATAAAAATATTCTACATATTCTCTGTTTGGCACTTCTTGCGGATTTGATGAATCGATAAAGTATCGGTGCATATATCCGTCTTTTCTATTCGGATGTGATGACAGGACATAGATACCATCAGATCCTTCACCAATCATCATCGCACCTTCATTGGCTACCCAGTTTTCTGCTTGAATATCAAGAGTTCCAGATACATCTTTTAGCATTAAACCAGAGACATAGTTAGAAGAGTCAGATTCAAAAATCAATAAAACAAAGTTGCCATCTTGCAGATAACCTATTGGCCCGTCTGGATTGAACGCCAATGCAGGACTACTCGCAGCACCTGTGCTTACTGTTACATTTGATGATGTTGCTTTTACACACATTCCTCGCGGAGCGCCTGTGTTCGATTCGTAGAAAAAAAGTAAATTTCCGTTAGTAGTTTGGTTGCTAACAAATGAAGGCGGTTCAGTGTGTGTGCTTGAAAGAGTTGTGCCTGCAATATTAGTCACATTCGCATTGCTAGAATTTACATAAAACGTCTGGATTGTGTAGCCGCTACCATCATAGCCAACAACAACAAACCCTGTGTCCTGTCCAGTGTTGCCAATTGGCCTCAATATAAAATTCCGACAACCGAATTGATAGGAAGAACCAGATGTCACTGTCGTACCAGAAACTGTATATCCAATTAAATCTATCTGATTGTTGGTATTTTTCCGAGCCGCAACAAACGCATTCGCACCCAGTTTATAAAAGTATCCAGAATTAGAAGACATCGGGCCTGTGCTTTCAGTGTCCTCTGTGCCAAGCGTAATGGTCTCGCCAGATACAGAGGCAACTCTTGCCC